AGGTGACGTTTTCACAATTGCTGACGTTTACGCTGTAAACCCAGTGAGCTTCCAATCTACTGGTAAATTGCAACAATTCGTTGTTACGAGTGATGTAAACTCTGACGGTTCAGGTGAAGCTTCTCTAGGAATTTACCCTGCAATCATCACTAGTGGTGCAACTCAAACAGTAAGTGCGGCTCCAGTAGATAACGCTGCAATCACTGTTTTAGGTTCAAGCGGTGCGATTACTACTCTAGGTCTTGCGTATCACAAAGATGCTTTCATCTTCGGTTGTGCGGATTTAGAAATGCCTAAAAACGTAGATATGGCAGCTCGTGCAGTAGACAAAGAAAGCGGCTTATCAATTCGCTTTGTTCGCTACTATGACGGTGACGAAGATCAACTAATCTCTCGTTTAGACGTTCTTTACGGATGGCTTGCGGCTCGTCCTGAGTGGGCTTGTCGAGTACAAGGATAGTTTTTAGAAGGGGGCTTTTATTAGCCCTCTTTTATAAAGTTATTTTTAAGGGGAAGAGATATGAAAGAAGAAATCAAAAAAATTGAATTTCCGAAAATGGTTTACCACAAAGACTTAGGCCATAAAGTTGTTAAAGATGAAAAAGAACTTGAAGAAGCTAAGAAAGAAGGCTTTTCAAAAGAATATATCGCGCCAGAGAAGCCCGTTGAAATTGATGTGAAAGAGGAATTAGTTTTAGCAAAAGACTCTATCAAGATTCTTGAGAAAGAAAACGAGAAACTAATCAAAGAGATTGAGGCTTTAAAAAAGAAAGCTCCAAAAAAAGGTAAATAATGGCAACGGCTGGTGATCTTGTAAAAGGGGCGATGCGATTAATTGGCGCGATTGCTTCCGGTGAAACTCCAACAAGTGCGGAAATGTCCGACGGGCTTTCTGTTTTAAACGAAATGATTAAGTCATGGTCGAATGATAATCTTGTAGTTTATCAAAGACCTAGGGAAGTGTTTTCTTTAGTTGGAGGCCAGCAAAATTACCTAATGGGAAGTGGGCAGGACTTTGATAGCTCACGACCTACGGAAATCACTGGAATAGGTGTTTTAAGAAACGGTCAAGAGATCCCGGTTCACCTTTTAACGGCTGATCAATGGGAAAAGGTAACTCTTAAAGATTTAAATCAAAGCTTTCCGACTGCGGCTTATTGTGAAGTTGAAGGCGAAAATTTATCAATCTACTTTTGGCCGATCCCAACTGATTCAGATTCAGTGATTGTTTATTCAAGAAAGCCTTTTGCCTCTTTTGCGGCTCAGAGTGACGTTGTTTTATTAGCTGACGGCTATTTTAGAGCTCTAAGGTATAATTTAGCTCTTGAGCTTGCGCCTGAGTTTGGGATTGAGCCAAGTCAGTTGGTTTACGGTATTGCTAAAGATTCATTAGCAAAAATTAAAAGACAAAACCTTAAGCCTCCGATTTTAGCAAAAGAAGATCCGATAAATGGAAATTCTTATTTTGATTGGCGAACGGGAGAAGTTAAATGATTTTTCCTGGGTTTGTTGGTTCTAGTTACGAGCTTGATAATCTTCGCGCTGACGTGCAAAGAACTGTAAACCTTTATCCTGAAGTGATTGAGTCGGGCAATGGCAATAGTGGTGCACAATCTCAATTAAGAAGCACTCCGGGGCTTGAAGAGCTTTTTGAGCTTGGAAGTGGACCGATTCGCGGTGTTTTTAACGTGCGTTTACCGCAAAATGACTACCTAACTGATCCGGCTTTAATCATTGTTAGCGGAAACGAGATTTTTTATAGCTCCTATAATGCTGACACTGACGCCTGGACGCATCAAAACCTTTCTGAATACCAAGACACTGGTTCAGAATTAGCAGGCTCTAACGAGCTTCTAGCTACTTCAAGCGGCCCAGTTCAATTTGAGCAAATAGAATTTGATGGCTACATCGTAAGAGGCGTTTTAGTCGATGGCTCCGAAAGCCCCTATGAAGTAAGAATTGCTTACAACTCTGGTTCTAGTGAGCTTGAATATATCTTTTATGCGCTTTCTACGGGTGCCGGGTTTTATGTGGAAAACGCTGATTCAATTACTTGGATTGACGGTTATGTTATTTTCTCAAATTCTACAGGGGAATTTTTCACAAGTGATCTTGGAAACTTAACGGTTGATCCCCTAAGTTTTGCAAACTCTGAAGGTAGCCCGGATAATATCGTAGGCATTACAGCTAATCATAGAAATTTATATGTGATAAACGACACAACAACGGAAGTTTATGTAAACACAGGAAACGCGAATTTCCCTTTCGAGCGCGTGGGTGGTGGTTTTATTGAAATCGGTGGGCTTTCTCGTGAGTCGATCAAATCCTTTGGCGGTATGACTTTCTTTTTAGGTAGAACGAAAGAAGGCGCAGGCCAAATATTTATGGCTTCCGGTCTTAATTTTAAAAGAATCTCAACTCATGCAATAGAACAAAAAATTGCCTCTTACGCTGCGCCTGAAAATTCAAGAGCCTGGGTTTATGAATCTGAAGGTCATTTATTTTACTGCCTAAACTTTGATGAAATGACTTGGGTTTATGATTTATCGACGGGCGCTTGGCATGAAAGATCTTATCTCAATGGACCAACAAGAGAAAGACACAGGGCCGATTGTCACACTTATATGCCTAGCTTGAAATATCATGTCGTGGGCGATTATGAAAATGAAAAAGTTTATTTGCTGAAAAACGATGTTTACTCTGATAATGGTGATCCCATTCAAAGACTTCGAATTACTCCGCATCTCTCTTTAGAAAACAAGAGAGTCTTTTTTGATAGTTTGGAGCTTGATATGCAAGTAGGGGTTGGATTATCAAGCGGCCAAGGGAGCGATCCGCAAGTTGTAATGCAGTTTTCAAACGACTGGGGAAATACTTGGTCGGATGAATCTTGGACTAGTGCTGGGGGGCAAGTCGGAGGCATTGGCGAGTATTCGACAAGAGTTATTTGGCGAAGGTTAGGTCGTGCCAGGAATCGGGTTTTCAAGATTGCAATTACAGATCCGGTGCCTGTGAATATAGTTGGCGCATTCTTAGAGCTTAGGAGGGGGAACTAATGTTTAATCTTCCTTTGCTAACTCCATTAACAAACTCAGAAAGACTAATCACCGATTCTTGGCGCGACTTTTTCCAAGAGCTTAAAACCTCTATCGGTGGTATTGAAAAGGAAATTGTGGTTTCAATTTCTAATAATGTAACGGCAACGGATCTTGATGGGGTTTCGATTGATAAATCTCAATGCTCGGTAAAGTTCTTTGATTATTTAATCCAAAGAGTGACCGATGCAAGTGAAGTAGTTGAAGCCGGAACTTTTACAGTTTCTTATTTGCCTGATTCGGAAGATTATCAATTATCGAACGGGCCAAGCTCCGCAGGTGTTACTTTAACAGTAACTAGTGCCGGGCAAATTCAATACGCAACAACTAATCTTTCTGGAACGGAAAGTATTTCTAGAATCATTGTTAAGCCTAGAAAAATATATGCAAAATCTAGCCTCTATTCAAAGGCTGAAAAAGGTGGGCGTTTATGAGCGATTTAATTGGCTTTAATCCTTCAATGATTGCTTTTGAGGGTGATTATACAGCGGAGGAAGTTGAAAACTTCATTTTAAAATTTGAAGAGTTTACTGAAGCATTAAACCTTCCAAGGGTTGAGTTTGAAACTAGTCATAAATTCTGTAACGGGGTTTATGCGCGTGAAATTAGAATTCCTAAAGGTACTTTAATCACCGGGAAATATCATAAA